CGTGAGCTTCAACGGTCGTAATCATGACAGCCACGGCAACGGAGGTTGAATGATTGGCGGGTTGATCTGCTGATCGATCTGAGACTGCATAGAGGCTTCGTATGCGTCTTTATCCACACCATTCGCCCAGCACCAGCCCAAGACTTGATCCTGCGTTAGATTGGCATAGGGCGTAAACGGATCACCTGGATCAGCAAACGAACAAGTGCCGTAAGCGGTAGCGTACCAAGTCTTGCCGTCTTGGACTTGAGTGCCATTGACCCGCCAGCCTACGGTGACCACGCACTCGGGAGGATTCGCCGAGGCGGGGGTGGTTTTCATCCACTCGATTTGCCAAACGATTGATGCCATGATTAAGCTCCTTTAAGGGCTGCAAGCTCGGCCTTCACCGAGTCAAGTTCAGTTTTGAGTTCCTGAATGCACTTCATAAGCGCATATTGCAAATCGGTCTGGTAGATGCTCAATCGCATCTTGGGGTCATCTTGAGTACCCCAATTAGATTCCGTCACCAACTCAGGGGCAACCGCTTGCACATCTTGCGCTATCACACCAAGCGTGAGGCCGGGATCATCTTCCGCTTGGTCTATGTAATTGAACGTCTGAACCGGTATGGCGCAAATAGTGTCTAGGTAAGACTTAGCTGGAGCAAAGTTGGTTTTCTCGCGCCGGTCTGAAAGGTTTACATTATTTGCTTGATAATTTGAAAGTCCACCGTTAGACAAAATTGTTGCGCGCAGAGCAACATTATCTTGACAATATACAAAATGGTTTCCTGCACCATTCGGCGCTGCCGCCGTATATTGGATAACTAGGCCGCTCGGACTTGTGGCTGCTGCTTGGGTAATATAAGCTGCAAAATTTGAATTCGTAGATGAATAAAATTCATGGTATGAACTTGTGCTTCCAGCGTATGTACCGTTATTACTCGCCTTAAAGTACCCACCGCTCGTGATCCGGGCGCGTTCGGTGTCGCTTCCGACGTTAAACGTCATGTAATCATCACCGTAAACAGCCGCGTTTATAGACGCCTTAATGGCACCGTTACTATCAAAACCAAGTTTTACAAGCTGCGTAGAAACAGTGTTGTTATTCCGCAAAATCAACGGTGTTGTGGATCCTGACCCATCAACTTTGAAAACACCCGAGCCAACCACATCTAACTTTGCCCCCGGCGAACTCGTACCAATCCCGAGGTTGCCGGAACCATCGATACGCATCCGTTCGGTGTTGTTGGTTAGTAATTTAACAGCGGCCGCAGCGTTGTTACCAATAACAACTTCACCAGATTCAGACCATAACTCTATGGTGTTTTGCGCACTAAACAGATAACCTTTATTTGTGCCTCCTTGCATGAACGCTAATATCGCGCCCTCTCCTGCGCCAGAGCCGCCGTTCAATGCTAATACTTTCCTATTTGTTGCCGAATAACCCGGAGAAGCCGTACCAATCCCGAGGTTGCCGGAGGAGTTGAGGCGCATGCGTTCGGCTTGATTGGTTCCAAATGCAATAGCATCGAAACCGGAAACAGTAAGCGCAGGATTAGTTTGACCCGTTAAGACGCCGTAAGCAATACCGTAGTTTGGAGACGTAATCCCAGTAAGCGTATAGGTGCCAACTTCTCCAGCCGCGAAAATGCTGGTGCCGGAACCTGTAGAAGCAACAATACCGACAACTTGTAGCTTTGCCCCCGGCAAAGTCGTACCAATCCCAACATTCCCACTACTATCAATTCGCACAGACTCCGTACCACCCTCGGTAAATGCAATCGTGTCAGCAGCAGGGAAATAAATACCGGTATTGGTATCACCCGTGGTTGTGATTGCAGGGGCCGAGTTAGTACCCGCAGGGACAGTAACCACACCAGTTGCAGTAAGCGCCACCACACCCGTCATGTTGTTGGAGTCGTCGATCGTGACTCCAGAGTTCTGAACAACCTTCCCTGTCGTACCGTCGTACCGTGTAATGGCGTTATCGGTGGAGGAAGAGGGGCCGACCATTGATACCAGTTCAAAGTCTGAGCCGTTCCAAAACGCTAGAGCTTCAACCCCGGCCGGAATGGTGACGCCCGTAGTAGCCGATCCTTTCAGCACCACCTCGGCGTTCGATCCGTTCTTGACGATGTACCACTTGCTCGTGCTCGGGGCTACGATGTTTCGAGATACCCCCGGCGTACCAGTCACCAGCAAGATCGCCATGCGAGCCTGGTCAGACGAACCGTTGTTATCGGTCAGCGTTATGTTGCCGCTCGTGACGTTGAGCGAGGCCGCGTTAGCAATCGCGTCTTCAACCAACGATGTGATCTGATCGTTGACAACATCGCCCCAGGTTCCGGATTCAGTACCCGTAACCGGTTTGGCCATACCCAGGAGGGTGGTGTAATTGATCGTCATGTTGAACCCCTACGCTACAATCTCTTCCCATTCGGGAACTTGAGTGTCGTTGACAGCAGTCCAAACAGAACTTTGACTGTCGTTGATGTTAATCCAATTTGGCGTCTGATTCTCATCTATCAGACCCCAGACTAATACGGTTCCTACTTGGCCGATCCCAGCTACGCCGACTGGGAATACCACGATTCCACTGGTAACGGTGACCGACCCAACTTCCCCGGTTGCTGACACACCGGTCAGTAAGACGTCGATACCAAATCCTACTGTAACCGATCCTACCTGTCCTGTCGCCTCTGATCCGGTGACATCAACATCAACCCCAATGCCAACCTCGATCGTTCCTACTTCACCGGTAGCAACAACGCCTGTTAAATCTACGTTGGCGTCAATAACAACTAACAGGCTTCCGACTTCGCCCGTACCGGAGACTCCGGTAACGTCAACAGGAATGGCAACTTCGGCGGTTACTGTTCCAACCTCTCCGGTAGCACTGACCCCAGTAACTGAAACATCGGATGATCCAGCAACCGTAACCGACCCTACCGAGCCGGTAGCTTCCAGACCTGAAACGTCTACATTGGCCTCACCCGTTACGGTGACAGACCCAACCGCGCCGGTGGCCGATACGCCTGTTACAGACGCATCTGCGCCTGCGGTGACCGTAACGCTGCCCACTTGGCCTGTGGCGCTGAGTCCGGTGACATTCGCCGTGGCGGAAGCAGCTACCGTGGCATCACCAACCTGTCCGGTTCCAGCAACGCCGGTTAGCGAGACATTGGAGTCTCCGTTGATCGTGACACTACCAACCTGCCCTGTGGCCGATAGCCCGGTGGCCGTAATATTGGAGTCACCCGTGACCGCAACAGTTCCAACTTGGCCGGTACCCGAGACGCCAGTTACGTCAACCGGGGTGACCAATCCAATAGTGACGCTGCCAACCTGTCCGGTCGCGGTCAACCCGGTGGTCGTGACGTCTGCATCACCGGTCACTGTGACCGTTCCGACTTCCCCAGTCGCAGAAACTCCGGTCACATAAACATCAATACCAAAGTCGATCGTGACCTGACCAACTTCACCTGTGGCAAATACGCCGGTCAGATCTACATCAGCGCCAGCTTGAGCCTCAACTGTTCCAACCTGTCCTGTGGCAGACAGTCCGGTAACGGTGACATTTGCATCAGCGGCGACCGTAACACTGCCTACCTGACCAGTTGCAGATAGTCCGGTGACGTTAACATTAGCGTCAGCCGTGACCGTGACGGAGCCAACCTGACCCGTAGCCGAGAGCCCGGTTACCGTGACGTCCGCATTGCCTGTGACAGTGACAGACCCAACAGCACCTGTAGCCGACAGGCCAGTCACATTGACATTGGCATCGGCTGTAACTGTGACTGACCCAACTTGTCCTGTGCCCGCCACTCCAGTCACCGTGGTGTTGGAGTCTCCTGTGACCGTAACCGAACCTACTGCACCAGTGGCGGAGAGCCCGGTAGCAGTGACGTTTGCATCACCAGTAACAGTGACCGATCCAACCTGACCAGTTGCTGACAGCCCGGTGACGTTAACATTGGCATCACCAACGACCGTAACGCTACCGACTTGACCCGTGCCGGTAACGCCGGTAACTGTAGTGTTGGAATCCCCAGTGACAGTAACGGATCCAACCTGGCCCGTTGCCGATAGACCGGTCACATTGACATCTGCGCCCGCTGTGACCGTGACTGAACCGACCTGCCCAGTGGCAGACAGGCCGGTAACCGTGACGTTGGCGTCACCAGCAACTTCTACAGATCCAACTTGGCCTGTGGCGCTTAGTCCTGTTACATCAACATCGGCCGCTCCTGTAACCGTGACAGATCCAACTTGTCCAGTTGCAGAGACCCCGGTGACATCAACATTTGCATCCGCCGTGACTGTGACAGATCCAACTTGTCCAGTCGCTGAAAGCCCTGTGACATTGACAATCGCGGCAGCTTCAACAGTTACCGATCCAACTTCGCCGGTAGCCGAGAGCCCGGTGACATCGACATCGGTACCCGTATTGACCGTAACTGATCCAACCTGCCCCGTAGCAGATAGACCAGTCACATCAACATTGGCATCGCCTGTGACAGTGACGTTGCCCACTTGACCGGTTGCAGACAATCCGGTCACAGAAACATCTGCCGCACCAGAAACCGTAACCGAATCTACCTGCCCAGTAGCGGACACGCCGGTCACATCAACATTGGCATCGCCCTGAACGGTTACACTACCAACCTGTCCGGTGCCAAGCGGTAACGAGGCAAGACTTTCCCCCCAAGGGTCTTCACCCCAGGTAACGCCAGACGCACCCCAGCCAGAAAACCCGACGTTAACATTAACTTCGGTTTCGGCTGCGGTGGATGCAAACGGCGCGCCCGCAAATGACTGGAACCCGAACATTTCGGTTTCTCAAACCCTTACTGATTATGCGGCCACCTGTACATGGTACAGAACCACCGCCATACCGTCTATGGAGCGACCGGCCAAGTAATCGAGTACGGAAAGCCCGACTGACTAGGCAGATCGCGCAAGGCTTGCCGGTATTGCGCCCAACTTGTCTTATCAACGGACGCATCAGCTAATTGCGTCCAGTCGCTTGCACTCAACAAGTCATTGCGTTTGTTACGAATGTTTCGCGCAGCCACGTCTACTGGCTTAGACTCAACCACCCAATCACGCACCCACTGACCGTTTTGTTGAACCGGCACACCAAGTACAACGCTCTGAACCATTGGGTCATGCGCGGGCTGTGGGTTAGTAATCAAAGGAAATACCCCAAGCTCCGCAAGATTGATCCTCGACAGGTCATCCGGAAAGCTGGTGTTGGGGTAGTGGCCTTGTAACATATACAGATCAAACGGATAAACCATTGATCCGTCCTTGATCAAAATATATGACATCTAAGACCTCGGGAAGAAAAGTTGCTGAGACACATAAGTGGTACTGGTTCCAGCTACCATGCTTAGTGCTGACGTGTTAACCGCCATCTGCTTGCGTGTGTACAAAAAGATGGAGATTGTGCTGACAGCAGTATTCTCTGTAAGCGTTGATAGCGATGCCCCGTAAACCTCTGTTGATGCAGCAGACGAGGCATAAAAAGAAATCAACATGCCCCTGGACGATAGCGTCAGTCCAGAAGCCGATGGTGTGTTTGTTGTGGCTTCGGCATTAGTCCCGTACACAGCTCCCGTCGTCGTTGCATCTCTTAACGTAATGCAAGCGATTGAAAACGCCTGACTGACTGGAGATCCGGATTTCGTCCACGAAACGCTGTAATCCGCAGGCTCGCTGCCTCCAGCCACCTTGGTATACACGTACTTCACCAAGGCGGTGCCGTCATAGGTGTTAGCCGTTGAGAATCCACTCGGCCCTGTAAACACAAGCGGACTATTCTGAGCGACCACCACGATGATGACAACCAAGTCTCCGCTGGCCGTTCCCGTTGGCTTGGTGACTGTTGCGGTGGAATTGGTGCCGGATGCACTTGTAGCATCAACAATAGTCGGATAGTTCGACGATTGTGTAGGCCCAGGCTTTAGAGCAAATGCAAATGAGTTGTAACTGTAGCTCGTTGAATTTGTTCCTGAGCTCAACGAAAAAGCGCCAACATCTACAGCACCCGAGTTCCACTCTACGCTGCCCACGGCCACCGTAGTATCGTAAGTGTCATCCAAACCATTCGTTTGAATGAAGTTGCTTAACTCAGATGGCGTGTTGTACGTAAGGCTGGTGATATGAGCACTACCGCCGCCTGCCAATATCATGGCCTTCTGAGTAATAGGCGTGATAGACGGCGGATTGATTAGAGCCGTATCGGTTCCAGAGGCTTGAGCAAGCTGTTCAACAATAATGTCTGTATCAACATTGCGCCAAACCTGAACCGCAATCGCTGCTGAATCGGTTCCAGAACCCGATGATGATGTGTTAACCGAGGTTTCGCTTGCACCCGCAACTTTGACCGCGACAAACAAGTTGTTGTCATAGGTATCGCTGACATAAGCCTTGGTGCCAACAATTAAGTACCCTGATGTAATCATCTTAATCTGACGACTATTGATAGCTCCTGTTGAAAACACTACAACAATAACATCGCCTTCTGCTGGCTGAGATGCAACGCCACCAGTTAAGGAAGTAAGAGAAATGGTGTATCCAGCGATAGACGCTGTACCCAAAAAGCCTTGGGTGACGCCGCCGACATACACAGGTGGAGTAACTTTATTGACGGCTCTTAGGGCATGAGGGAGCAGCACTATGCCACGCTCCCGACCAAGGCTCCGTAAAGAGTCGTGCTCACCTTCCATAGCTCAATCACGGTGTACCCGGAAGTCGCCAATGTAGGCGGAGATCCTCCTGCCCAAGTGACTGAGGGCCATGTGATTGTGTATGCCGAACCATCATTGACCATAAGCGTCATTGATTGGCCGGCTGCAAACCCCGTGGCTGTAGGAGACCTACTAGCACCTAGCGTCCATAGTTGGACCGTGCCATTGGACGGATCTAAATCTACGGAAGCACCATCTGTGATGGTAAAAACCTCTTCCGTGTAATCACCATCAAAGATCAGATTGGTGATGGTCTTGTTACTAAGGGTTTGCTCTAAGTCCGTTGCAACTGCGCGTTCAGCGGGGTAGGTGACAAACACTTCTTTAGTGCCCGCCGCCCAATCCACCGCTGACCCGCTGTTGCTTGACTCCAGGATCGTGTCTCTGCTCAGAGTGGTACCGGACAACGTGTACGTTCCGATACCGACTTCCCAGCTTGTGCCCGCAGTAATGGCGTAATACGTAGTGTTACCGTTGCCAATCACCGAGAACGATTGAAACCCAGCAACGGCACCGGCAAGGGTAAAAGTCCCCGTGCCAGTGGTCGTGCTGGTTTCTTTGACCCGATCCTTGATTACAAGCGCCATTAAGCAATCCTAATGATCGCGTTCGAAGCATCGGCTGCCGGGAAGACCACCTGGAAGGTGCCAGAGGTCGAGGTCTTGTCCGAGCCGAAGTCCAGCACCACAACCGTCGGATCACCAGTAGCCGTGTCGTTGTAAATCAAAGCGCCACGAGCCGTGATGGTGGCCGTGGTAAAGCTGATGTCCGCAAAGTCCGTGAACGCCGTCGTGCTGCTCGAGGTCGGGGTCACGTTGGTCAACGTACCACCACCGGCTGAATACGAACCCGAAGCAGTCACTTCGTTGGTGGTCGTGTAGGCAGTCGTAGCAGCGGTGAACGATGCGCTGTTGGTGTACAGAGCCAGCTTGAACGTGTTGCCAGTGCTGGTAGTGAAGTTGTGAACGGCGCGCATCAGCTCAACCTTGAAGCTGGTACACATAAAGTTGCCGGTAAAGGCCATGTTATTTCTCCAGAAGAGTGGTTAATTCAGGATGACCCGCATCCCGAAGCCTGATAGCAAGCGTAGCCCGATCGTTCTTGATCGCTTCCTTCATGTAGAAGGTGACTACTGCTTGAATGTGTTCCCTGAACGCCTGAGCTTGATCACGAATAGCCGTATGAGAGTTCTGCCCCACCGAGATGATTCGATCAACGGCACGCTCCGCGACTTCCTCGGCTGTTAACCCACGGTTTTGTGTCGTCTGTACTTGAACGAGTCCGCCAAGCAGAACTCCAACGTCATTCATAATCATGTGACTTGATACCTCACTTGTCCAGACCGATAGGTGTCTTGACGATCCTTGCCATCGCCAAGTTTCTTGAGCAACACCATAGCCTCTTCATACCGCTTCGTGTACAGCGCAATCATGTCGGTTTCACCCTTCATGAACGTGTACCCTTCAATCAGTGATCCGTAAAGCAAGGTGCTGTCAAAGTGATCACCCAGCCACGTCGTGTTCGCGGTCACGATCGATTCTGGGTAATAGTAGTAGTGCATCTCCATACTGTACGAAGCATCGGGCGTCGGACCCAGGATCATCGTATCGTTGTCAAAGATGGCATAGTGCGTCGGCTCCCCAGTGTCAGACGGACTGGGGAACGATTCACGGATGTATTCAACATCTTTGTTCAACAGGAAATGCTGAGAACCATCAGCGCGAATCACAGACAACGAGAACATCGCCAGCCAGTCAGACGGCATGGCAAGGTACTTGTTACTGATCGTACAGTTGCCTGTCACGTTCTTCCGAAGCGCCGGAAGCTGGACCGTGTTATAGATCCGCTGTTCGGCCTGCTTTATAAACGTGTTGATCTGCTCAGTTGACGAAAAGGTCACCGTCCCGGTTTCAGCCGAATCCGTCCAGGTGGTACTTGGGAAGTCATTCTCCAGGTACCCCTTGATCGTCTCAAAGAGCGTCGCGTAGTTCACGTTCAACCCATCTTGGTCGAGCTGCTGTTCCCACGAGTCGTGTTCTTCGTCCCACGGGTACGCAAGGTTTGAGTATTAGCAATGGCATTCGGATAGCCATTCTTACCCATCGTATCGGTGTACTGACGGGGCTGAGTGTACTTCCCAATCGGATCTTTAGTATCCACCGGGAAGAAATGGCACTGATCGTTAGCCTTGCTCATGATCCACTCCGCTGGTTCATGACACGAGCCATGTTGCGGCCGTACTGCTTGCGCTGGACGTTCGTCACACCACCCTTGGCGTACTTGTGCATCCGCTTCTCATGGCCCGCAACCTCGGCCTTGGCGATCTTCTTGACTTGCTTCACATCGCCACCTGACATGTACTTCTTCATGATCACTCCTAACTGACCGTAATGGTCACGGTTCCCACTGAACCTTGTGCTTGGAGATTATCCTCCAAACCCACAAGTTGCAACGGATTGTTTAGACCCACAGGATTCCATCCCCACTGAATAATCCTGCTACCACCCTCCGGTGTACCAAACGCCTCTGTACTGGTCGTCGGTGCTGTCAATGGATCAGTCTGCAATCCATTCAATCCAGAGGTGATGTAGCTGTTATCCGGCCGAGGATTCCTCAACGCCTGCGGATCATCTACCGGATACATCCCCAACTGAAGCTGCGGCTGATCAGGCTCCCAACAGGTTGGACACACCAACAAGTTCACGTTCTTGGTCTTAATGACCAGTTGTTTCAACTCTTTCAGCTTGTAGCGGAAATTGCAACGATCGCATTGAGCAATCGCATACTTTCCAGATGCAAACCGGTTGGGCATGATTAGAAGAACATCTGCCGTGGTGCCAGACGCAGCGCAGCCTTCTCACGGTCTTCATCAGCCGCAAGCATCCACTGCTCTGCATAGTCCAGCTTCAACCTGTCCAACTTGTCCTGGCCCTCGGGAATCTTCATGGCGATGTAGTACGCCAATCCAGCCACCATGCAGTTCAGGAACCTGAATGGAATCTGTTGGTCCGTAGGGCCGTTTCCAGCGTCTTGAATTCGTTTCAAGCGCCAGTAGACAAATGTGTAGTAATCGCTCTGATCCGGCGATGGCCAGACGTTGATGTTGGGAAGAAACGGCACCGATACCGCAGCATTGTCTGCATGGCTCGCTGCCGTTGTACCGGCTTGACCCCTGAGACATCCAGTCAAGGTTGTCGAGGTTTTCCCCGTATAGCTGATGATCTCAGTTCCAATCTTGACATATCCGACCGCCGACAAGCCGTCTGTTGAATCCAGCGTAATCGTGGTCACGGCATCATTGATCCCACCATCCAAGGTCAATCCGGTTGCACTGGTCGCACCAGACTGCCGATTGATCCAGACCTGAATAGGACGTCCCTGGGCGTTCTTATTCGGGATAGTAGCGTAGGTTGATACGCTGATCCGCGTGATGTTGATGTCGGTCTGATTCAGCCCACTTTGCGTCCGAACCACCTGATCCAACAGGTCAATCGTATCGATCGGAAGGGCATACGTGATCTGAGCTTGGTTGAGAGCAATAGCACCCTGCTCAATCGTCCAGAGGTTGATCCCCCGGTTGGCCCACTCAATCGTCATCAGGTTCAGACTGCGACGAGCGGTACGCATGTCATAACCGGAACGCACCTCTCTGCCGGCGCGCTCAAACGCCTCCTCGACCAGACTGTTCAGGTCAAGGTTGAATGCGGTGGTTCCAGATGTGCTCATCTTACTTCCTAAACCTTGCGGTTTTCTTAGCAATACCTTTGGGCTGCGCTACAAACTGCTTTCCTGCCGCTTTGCCCTTACGCTTGGCCTTTGTAGTAGCCGCATACTCCTGCGGGCTCAACGCCTTGATCGCGGCTTCAGGTAGGTAACGCTCGCCCGTCGCCTTTGGCCCTTGCGTCGATGGCTTTCCGCTCTTCGTGCGCCAGTTTTCTGAGCTCCACTTTCTTAGACTCTCTTGCGGCTTTCGCAGCATTACGATTCTCCTGATGACGCACCTTACGCAACTTTTTGGCTTCTACCAGAATCCAATCGAACACATTGCCGTTACCGTCAAATACAGGAAACCGCGAAACCTTCACTTGAAACTCTTGAGCGTCTTGGCCAGTCGTGCACGTTGACCCAACTTACCCGGCTTCTTTGCTGCCGCCGCCAGCTTCTTGGCAGGGATCTTGTCCCCGGCCTTCACCCCCAGCGCCTTACGCAGAGAACCAGGCTTTGAGATCGCCTTCTGAATCCATTTCTCAGCCACGATAACCCCCGCCCTTGCTCTTATACTGCTGGGCTAACATCTGTGCTTTGCGGGCGCTCCACTGTCCCGGAGCCCCACCTTTACCACTGGCTTTGATGCTTTCAAACAGTCGCTTCCTCATCCCAGGCTTGGTGTAATTCCCCGCCTCGTTCACCCGTGATTCGCCGCCTTCAGCGAACAACATCACCGGCTCATTCCCATCACGCTTCTTGATGGAACGAATCTTGGCGGGGTTGATGACCCCCATGCCTCGGGACAGTCTCATACCATGCGACCCTTGGTCTTGCCACGCATCGCACAACCGTCAGCTCGCTTGGAGGCCGAACTGACCTTGCCGCCCTTGGCAAAATCCGGGTTACTCCGCGACCGCTCGTAAGCGCGTTCCATCTGTTTGCGCTCACGCCGATCCCGGTCCATCTCCTCCAGCTTCTTCTGTGCCTCGGGAGAGGGGGTTGTGGGCACCGGAGGAGCAGGCTTGACGTCTCGTGCAGCCTTCTCGTCCTCGCCCATGTCGGGAGGGGTTACCGCCTCAAACGGGCCGACAACACGCTGTTTGCCTCGGGTAGCCATTTCAGCACATCCCGCCTTTACGCATCTTCACTTGCATGCCTTTGGTCTTGCCTTTGGTGGCAACCCCATCAGCACTCTTGTGGCCAGCAGCCAAACCACCAGAAGCCATCTTCTTGACCTTGCCGCCGTACTTCATACCCTTCATCTCAGCCATCTCGTGCTTGATCATGGGCTTGGGAGCGCCTTTCTTCTTCATGAAAGCCACTTCCTTTTGCATCATCGCTTTGGACTCTTTCATTTGACCACCTTCCGCAAATTTACGGCCCTTGTCGGCCTGGACAAATTCACGCCCCACGGACTGTGGAACGCCCACTTTTTTCGCAAAAGCCGGGTTATGCGACACGGCTTCCATAAACATGTGTTGACGACGGGTCTTGGAAGGCACCACGTCACCCTCCAAACAGACGCTTCACGCCTAACGTGATTGCGCTGCCCAATGTTCCCGCCACGGCCATAACGACCCAAATGCCACCCTTGGCCTGATCGATCGTGGCTTGCATGACTTTCATGTCCTGACGAAGCAGGTGAATCTCTGTCATCAGGTTACGCACGTCGGCTTCCAAGGCACCAAACTCCTTTGGGTTGATGTCGCTCATTTCAGCACTTCCACCTACGTCTAGCTTGCCGAATACGGCTGCTGGGGTCTTTGGCTGCTTCGGGGAACATCTTCATCTGGCCAGCAGACCGGGCACAAAACGATTTACGCCGCTTTGCCCTCTCCGGAGAAGGCTTGTCCTCCGTCACAGCGGTCTGAAGTTTTGAACCGGGATTAGCCTTGCGATACGCTTTGACACCCTTCTCGGTCATGCCAGCGCCCTGCTTTGTCGGACGAAAGTTGCCCGACTTCACTGAGGTCGCAATACCCATCCCTTTCTTGGCCATGTCATGCCGCCTGCGGAACAATCATGGGATACAGACAGTCTTTGCCGAAGTCGCCTTCGTACTCCTGTACACCCATGTGACCCAGCTTGATTGTTGGATCAATCCAGACCTCAAAGCCCAGCTCCCGAGTGCGATCGCAGAAGAGGAAGTCCTCTCCAATGTAGCCCTCTGGAGTTACCTTGAAGTCAAAGATGGCATGTAGATCACGGCCAGAGTTGTCATCTCGATACGACCATTCCGGGTGATTCGCAACGAGCTTCTCAAACACATCTCGCCGCACCATCATGAATGCCGTTGCAACACGGGTCGCACGAACAAGCCCCATACCGTTCATCGTCAACCCCTGATCGTCTTGATCCAAGGTGGCGATATAGACCTTGTTGGTCTTTCGAGTACGGGGAACGCCCGCCACAATCCCTTTCTTGGGATCCGAGGTCCAGGCTAGAAGCCTAAACACATCGTCCGCATGAAAGTTGATGTCGGCATCTATGAACAAGAGATCCGTGCAGTCGGACTCCAAGAAGTCCTTAGCCAACAAGTTACGCGCCCTAGAAACAACGGAGCACCCACAGATGCTTCCGATCTGCACCTCAATCCCATATTGACCCGCTTGCTGCATGAAGTGGGCCAATGAGATAGCGAGCTTTAGCGTGACTTTGAAGTCATACGCCGGGATAGCTATGAAGAGTCGCCGTCCCGTGAGCGTGTAACTTTGTTGGCTTTGCATGGATCACCCATAGAAGATGGTGGCTGTGACACTGTTATTCAGGATGACCCGAATCCCATCTGCCGCGAGAATACCCTCGCCGGGAATCACCACGGTTGAACTGCTGACGGTCGATACGGTGAGCTGCAACAAGACATCGTTGTAGATGCTGACATCTCCTGACGTGTTCCCAGAATCCGCTACGGTGACCGTAAACGTATTCTCATCAGCAACCGTGACAACCTGGTAAATCCCATCGGTGGGTCCACCGGCCGCAAAGTCGATGTACACCCACTCGCCCACCACCAGATCGTGTTTAGCTACCGTAAGGGTTGCCGTTGTCGTGGAACGCGCATACGTTCCAGACAGCGTGGCATTGTTCAGGAAGATTGCCGATCCAGCAGAAGTAACAGCCGCCGAGCAGGTAGCGCCTTTTAGACGCACCCTGCCCGATACCATCGCCCCTGACGATGCCGCATATTGCGACTTAACGTCATACTGCATTGAAGGCATGACAGCCTCCTATCAGGCGCTTTGCTGGCCAACCAGCGGGTCGATGACGTAGTACACCAAGTAACCCGAAGCCGTACCACCACCAGACGTACCATCCGTCACGGTGATGTAGACGTTCTCGGTGGTATCCATAGCGACACCAAGATCATTGCCGGCAACAGTAGCCGTACCAACCGTGATCGTTCCCACAGCACTGGTGTAGCCATCAACAAGCCCGTCGGTGTCAGAGGCATCACCAGACACGGTAGCCCAGCCGAGATCGAAGGATCCGGCTGCATCCGTTACAGCGCTCACCACAACCGACATCACAACGGCATTGGCCGGAAGGATGAGATCGGGAGCACCGGTATCGGAGGAAACTTTGACGTTAGCGGTGGAGGCCGGGCCTACATCGGCGATGTAGAACTGGGCCGTCATAACCATCGAACCGCAATAGGCTTGACGCGACGCATCAGCACCCGAACGCCAGATACCTTGCGTGGTAGAAGGACGAACGCTCATTTTGACCTCGTGTTGTAGCACAAGCTCGCATCGTCTCTACAACGTCTGCTAGGCCAGTCGATGCAAGCAATACCTAGTTTCTAACCTTTTACTTGGTTTGTGTTTCAGTGTCAAGTAAATAACAAAAGGGGCCGAAGCCCCCTTTGTGTTGCCTGATCCCTGTGTACTCAAGCCCCGGGCGAGCCAAAGACCCCAAGCGGATCGCTCCACCCGAATGAATACCTCTCACGTGCCTTGTACCGAACGTTGCCGGTATCAAAGTCTCCGTCCATCGAGGTGCTCATCGGAGTCCGCACGAAGTGCTTCAGTCCGTTGGGAACGTCGGTGGTGAGGAACCAGGCGTCCGGGTCAGTCAAGAAGTGATTGACACGGTAGCCATCGGGAATCGACCCGTTGGTCTTCAGAGCGTTTACGTCGTTGTCAGTCGTACCAACACGCAACTCGGTTTCGAGCAGGCGGGTTGCAACGAACTGAAGCGACGGAGGG